CGGCGTTTACTGGTCCTACGCCCCCTCAACCGATGGCTCTTCCTCCTGGAGGAGGAGCAGTCAGCGGCAGCGTCCCAGAGCATGCGCAGTCCCCGCTCAACAGCGGTCAAGACCTTGGCGTCTCCCCTGGTCAGCCGGAGAAGATGCCGGTGGACCTCATCAGACTCGCCGAGGGGTACGCTCGGCAGATGCTCTCGCTTCCTCCAGCGCAACAAGACCAGGCGGTGCGAGCGATCGAGCTGCAGTCTCCAGAGCTGGCGCAACTGGTGACTGAGTACTTGGCGGCTTTGAAGCAGGAGCAGGGAGCTCCTGCAGCTACCCCAGTCGATATGCGACCGCTGCCTGAAGTTCGACCTCCCCGGCGAGAGGCTGCGCTCGTTTGAGTTGGGGCTAAATGGGACGCCCTGGAAGGGCGCCCCACGCTGTGGGACTTTAGCCTAGCCTCTGATTCGGGTCGCAGACCACGACCTTACCCCAGGTGGCTGGCCTCATTGCTTGTGACGTGCGGACGATGCACCAGATGAATGCAACTCCTGGGGGTGGAGCTGCAGGTGCTGTTCCGCAGCCGTCTGTCATGTAGATGAAGACGTTCGGCTTGGGGCGTAGCTTCAGAGCGCGCTCTATCGCCTGGCAGAAGTTGGTGCCGCCTCTTCCCAGTACGGGCAGTCGCGGTACTTGTGCCGGGGATATTCGCCTGACTGAGTGCACAACAACGTCCGCATCGATGAGCCAGAACTCGGAGATGTCCGCTTTCTTGATAGCACCCATGATCTCCACGTTGGTGCTCTGAAGCTCCTTGTCTCCCATGGATAGCGACGTGTCTCTGATGCACACGATCTCCGGGTCTCCGTCGATCGGGCCTGATAGAAGAACGCCCAGGAACGGTGAGGACAGTGAGGGCCGACGGACGGAGTAGTCGCGGGAGCCACGACGAATCTCTCCGACCGTCAATCGAACAACGCGCCGAAGCACCCGACGCCAGTTGACGTCCGGCTTCTTGTAGCGGCTGTCGATCATCTCCTTGAATCTGCCGGGGTCTCTGCCGATCCCTTTTCTGGAGACCCAGTCCGCTATGGCGTCCAGCGTGTTTCGGCGGATGGACTCCACCTCAACCTCTGAGCGACCGTGCTCTTGGTCCAGCTTGCCCTCAACCTCCGGGTCTGGAGCGTTGCCACCAGCAGACCCACACCCGCCGGAGCCTATGTCGGGCTTCCACTTCTTCCCAGAACCTCCCGGTGCTTTACCCTCGCCGTCTCCTTCACCATCTCCTTCACCATCTCCTTTGCCTTCACCATCTTCATTGCCGCCTTCCTCACCCTCTTCACCCTCGCCTTCCTCATCGCCATCGCCAAAGAGCTTGTCCATCATCTCTCTGGTCGACCCGCCGTAGTCTTGCACCTTCTCTGTGAGTAGGTCGTAGTACTGCTCTAGCGTGAGGTTGGGCGGGAAGTTGAACTCAGGGCAGTCGTGGTAGATGACCCAGTGCGGCAGCTTCCAGCCTTCCTCTCGCAGGGGACCGTTGATGGCCATGTCCCCCGCTATGTTGGCCCTCTCCTTGTCGGCGAGCGCCTCCAACCGCCAGATACCACGCAGAACGTGCTCAGCTTCATGTACGAGAGCACCCGCCATCACCTCCTTCTTGGAGAGCTCCGGGTCTAGGCACACTCGTTCTGGGTTGAAGTAGAGCACCAACCCCGTGGTGACACCCATCGCGTGCTTCAGCCCGGGTACTGGCACAGGCGTGAGGTTCAGCAGTGTGTCGGAGATGTACGGGGCGCACGGGTCCTTGTGGTAGTCCATGATGTACGCCCGTGCCGCGGAGATCAGGTTCAGTGCCTCTACCTCGTAGTTCATCAGTGAATGTGCTCCACTACCCTGGTGGCGTTGATCGCTGAACACACGACGTCCGCGGCGTCGATGACCGCTTGATCTTGGCAGTCCATTGGGCCGAGGCCGGCTTTGATGAGCTCTGAGACTCTGTCCACGACGATGTCCACGTTTCCAGAGTCCATGACCCGCTTGATGAGCACCCAGCATTTGACGGCGTACTCCAGCCGCTCTGCTTCATCTTTCCGGTTGAGTACCCAGTCGACGCAGGAGTTCATGGTGGCGCGTACGATGTCGATCCGGCGCGGTATCTTCCACGTCCCACTCATGGCTTCCATCGGGCTTGGCAGGTCTACCTTGGCGCAGTACGACGCCCACTCGGTGGCTAGGGCGGGACCGACCAGGCACTCGACCATGTCTATCTCCAGCTTCGGGTCCAGCCCCAAGCAGCGGATAGTGGTCACCCCAAACATCGCCCAGGACCAAGTACGGTGTGACGGCCAGGCTCCACCAGACTGAGGCTCTTCGGGATCTGGTCGGTTGTGTAGCTTGGTCTTCTTGACGGTCACCACCTTGCCGTCCTTGTCCTTCTCGTCGGACCGCACTTCATAAGACCCGCCGTTGGCGAGCATGAACTCTGCGGCTAGGTTGGCCACCGTGGGGTAAAAGTTGAACCAGTTGCCCTTCACGCGAGCTTCGCCGTTTTCGAACCGCAGGACGTCTGGTCGATACCGGCCGCACATGTACGCGCCCCACTGTTCAGGCGTCGGGTTTTGGTACGGGAAGTGGGCCATTCTGTTGGCCAGAGGAATCTCCAGCTCCTGACCGTGCGCGGCGATGTCCGCTGGGTTCATTGCCAGCACTATCCGAGTTCGGTTGGGCAGCGCGTACTCGCCCACCTGACGCTCGTTTACGAACGATAGAAGTGCGGCTTGCACAGAGCTGGAGGCGCAGGAGACCTCGTCCAGGAAGATGATGCCGCCGCGGAAGCACAGCGCATCCTTCACCTGCGGGAGCCCGCACACCACATGAACCTCTCCATCCGGGCTGGGCACGAATACGCCGGCGAAGTGTTCGGGGGACTTGGTGGACGAATAGATGGTCCACGTCGGCTGTCCGATCATCGCGCCGAGCGTCTTGATGCGCTCGGTCTTGCCGACGCCCGAATCACCGATGAAGTTCACTGGGATTCCCCAGCGACAGTCTTCTAGGTCAATCTTCAACGGGTTGATGATGGGCGTCATCATCGCAGCCGTGAAGAACTGTTCGAACCTACCACCAATGCTTCGTTCAATCTTTGCAGCGTCCATGATCCTCCAAGAACTTCTTCACTTCAGGGCAGAACTTTTCTTCTAGGGCCGTGATTACGCAGTCGCATTTCAGGACTAGAAAACCTGGTTTACCGTTGAGGCTGAATGGCATGTACACACCGCCGGGTGTGTTCACAGATCTGTTGTGGCGCTTGGCCGTGTCTATCGAGGCCAGCACGTGGGCCATCAGCTGCTCCTGGCTGAGGGAGGAGGCACCAGGCCACCGCTCCCTCAGCCGTTGAATCGCATGCTCCTTTACCCTGTTACCCATGTAGACCGGGTATCTGCTGCCTCGTTGATGGCAGCGATGGCGTCGTTTTCATCCCAGTACACCGTGACTTGATCGTTCAGCACCCACAGGCAGGAGGCGCACAGAACGTCGGGAGTTGTTCCCATTGCGACGAAGTCCGCCTCTTCTCCATTGGGGCTTTGCTGCGAGAGAAGTATCCTACCCAAGTGAGCCACCGCTACGATTTCACCGATGGCCACCTGGCTCTTGCAGATGGAGCAGCTGCATACGCAATAGTCGGGGACGGAGGTCGACCCCACTTCTGCATCTTCGTTGCAGGCGTGTACTTGTTCGACCTCGGATGACCAGCACTGCACCTCTAAGAAGTGTGGGTTGAACGCGTAGTCTCCGTCCGGAGTAAGAACGTCTTCTAGTTCTAGAGTGCAGTCAGACCCTTGGCCCATGACTCGCGTACGCACCACGCGGATGAGGTAGCACTCCTCACCGTATCCAATAGAATCTCCGCATGCGCTGCAAGCGAGTGTGGACGTCCAATCGTCCTTGTTACTTGCGGTCATAGCCGCGCCCATTCGACTGCTCTCCTTTCAGAGCACTTCCACCGTTGCTCAACGGTTTCTATTCGAGCGTCTGGACCTATTCCAGTGCTCGGGTCTGCATCCCACAGCAGAACATTGACTTCTTCCACGTCCCTGGTTGAGGACAGGTGAAGTCGTCGGACCGCATCTTGGGGGTTGAGCAGCCCTCCAGGTTGTTGTGCCCGAAGTAGCAGCTCTCTTTCGTACAGGTCGTCGACCATGTCGAAGGGGTCCATGCACAGCCCTACCCACCCTTCTTCCTCAGCGTTGATCCCTGGGTATGTAGAATCCAGCCAGGGGCACCACGAGTTAGGCCGTGCCAAATCGATCAGCAGTTCGAAGTCTCTCTGGTTGCAGAAGGTGACGAACCCTTTTTGGTCAACCAGCTTTATGCGAACTCCTCCGATGGCCAGCCCAGGTATTGGGGAGTAGACGGCGCACACGCGCCAGAACCGCCCGGTCTGCTTAGGGTCTTCTACGACCGCATTCAGCAGACCAAGCTGGTTCTGTAGCACGCGCGTGCCCGGTATTACTTGTAGGAGCTCACCCTGCTGGCTTGGATTTATGAGCATGCCACTTGTCCAGCATCCACAAGGCGATCCCGTTGAAGAGACCAGCGAGTAAACCCCACAGAAAGGTCATCTGCTACGGCCCCTCGTCCTCTTCATCGTCATCCTCGTCCTCTTCATCCTCCTCTTCGGAGTCGTCGTTCGGGATTGCGAAGATGTCTTCCACCGCCTCTGCCAGACGGTTGTGGTCTTCTAGCTCCACTTTTTTCTCCTTCTTCGTGGACATGTTTCTCCATGTGGGCGATCGACGCCCCTTCAAAGTTCTTATCCCTGGTTCCCCTATGTTCTTGCAGCCGCAACGGGGCATGGGGTACGCTAGAGCGAGCGCATGGCATACCTGAACACGGTCGACGCCTACACAGATCTGAAGGCTGGCGTATTGAAGGGGATTCATGCCAACTTTCCCCTCGAGGGGAAGAAGCAATCGATCCACCTGGAGGGGCTCACCGTACGCGATGAGAAGTTCGACCCGAACGACATCGAGGCCCAGCACCAGGCTCGCATGGAGGGTAAGACGTGGGCGTCCCCTGTGTTCGGTCAGCTGGTGCTGAAGGACAACCAGACCGGGAACGTCATTGACCGTCAAAGCGTCAAGCTGGCGGACATCCCGCACATGACGAAGCGGTACAGCTACATCGTCGATGGCAAGGAGATCCAAGTCGACAACCAGTGGCAGCTGAAGCCTGGTGTGTACACGCGACGTCGCGCCAACGGTGAGCTCGAGACGCAGTTCAACTCCCCCAACCGCGCGTTCCACATGCACTTCGACCCGGAGTCGAAGATCTTCCACATGGAGCGCGGTAAGTCGGGGAAGATTCCGGTGTACCCATTGATGAAGGCAATGGGCGTCGATGACGACACGCTGGAGAAGAGCTGGGGGAAAGAAGTACTGAAGGTAAACCAAGGGCAGCGCGCGGTCAGCACCGCCCTAGAGCGCTTCTTCAAAGCAGATAGGAAGCGTGCCCCCACTGACAAGAAGGAAGCTCTGGACTACTTCCACCAGTCAATGCGGGAGACAACGTTTGACCCGGAGTCGACGGAGATCACGCTTGGTCATCCGCACAAGAGCTTGACGGGGGACGTGTTCACGGCCGTCACCAAGAAGATGCTCGACGTGCAGAACGGGAGCGTTCCAGAAGATGAACGCGATGCTCTGGTGTTCAAGAGCCTAAGAACCACGGCTGACTTTGCGCACGACAAGCTCACGGCATGGAACACCCGTAAGCAGATACTTCCCAAGGTGAACCGAAAGATCAACACCGCCAGGAACATCAGGGAGGTTGTCAAGGGAGCGCTGTTCAACGGTGCTGTGAAGTCCACGTTCACCGCTAACGCGTTGGCTCGCACGGCGGACCAGGTGAACCCGCTGGAGATGATGGAGGGCGCCTTCCAGACGACTGTAATGGGGCCTGGTGGTATTCAGAGCGAGCGCAGTGTAAGCGAAGAGGCGAAGCTCATCAGCGAGAGCCACTTCGGCTTTCTAGACCCCATCCACACCCCGGAGGGAAACAAGACGGGTGTGACGCTCCATCTCCCATTGGGGGTTGTGAAGGAGGGTAACAAGCCGACCATCCCTGTGTTCAACATGCGGACGGGTCAGGCGGAGCGCATCGACCCGGTGACATTCTACAAATCCAAGGTCGCCCTCCCCGACCAAGTGAAGTGGCAAGGAGGGAAGCCTGTAGCGCTGTCCAAGGAGGTTCAGCTTTCAGACCGAGGGAACGCAGTCATAGCCGGCGGGCTGCACACAGCAGACTACGTGATGCGCTCTCCCAGCCAGCTGTTCAGCACGGCGTCGAACCTCATCCCATGGCTTGGCAGCAACTCTGGCAACCGGGCTAGCTACGCCGATACGCAGATGAAGCAGGCCATCTCCTTGAAGCACAGGGAGGCACCGTTGGTTCAGACGGCTACTGGAACCAAGGCTGCTGGGCTTGATACGTTCGAGGGGTTCTTGGGGTCGCAGTCTGCGCATGTAGCGCCTGTCGGTGGTACGGTCACGACCGTCAACAAGAACCACATCTTGGTGCGTGGTGACGACGGCAAAGAGCGCAAGGTATCCCTCTACAACAACTTCCCTCTGAACGACCCGAAGGCCATGCTGGACTCTACGGCAGTCGTGAAGGTTGGGCAGAAGGTCACCCGTGGGCAGGTTGTTGCGGACAACAACTTCACGAGGGACGGCAAGTTGGCCTTGGGCACCAACCTTCGGGTGGGGTACTTGCCGTACAAAGGACAGAACTTTGAGGACGGCGTGGTCATCAGCCGCAGCGCTGCGGAGAAGATGACCTCAGTGCACATGCACAAGCCGGAGATCCAGATCGCAGACACCACCATCACGGACGCTCGCCGGTTCTCGATTCATCACCCCGAGGCGTTCACGAGAGATCAGCTAGCCAAAGTTGGTGAGAACGGCATCGTGCAGGTGGGTCAAAAGGTGAAGCCTGGAGACCCCTTGGTGCTGGCGACGAAGCCGTACGACTTGAAAGGGCGGGACAGCATTGCGGCTGTGCGCAAGAGCTTGTCGACGCAGCAGTCCAACTCCAGCCTCACGTGGAAGAGCGATTTCCCCGGTGAGGTGGTGGGGGTGCATAAGGACAAGAGTGGAAACGTTAGGGTGCACGTGCGCACCGAAGAGCCGATGCAGATTGGTGACAAGCTCACAGGTCGTGCCGGCAACAAGGGCATCGTCACCAACATCCTGGAAGACCACGAGATGCCGCGCACGCAAAGCGGGCACCTGGAGGTACTGCTCAACCCTGCTGGCATCCCTGGCCGTATGAACATGGGCCAGGTGTTCGAGACGGTGGCCTCGAAGATTGCTCGCAAGACAGGGCAGCCCTACGTGGTTCAGAACTTCGAGCATGGGGTCGACCAGCTGGCGCGGATAAAGGCGGACCTCGCCAAGCACGGGATCCCAGACCAGGAAGAGGTTCATGACCCCATCTCCGGAAGGAGCTTGGGGAAGGCGCTGGTTGGTGAGCAGCACCTGTTCAAGCTGAACTTTCAGGTGGACAAGAAGATCAGCGCCAGGGCTGGCAACGTGCTTGAGGGTAACGAGCCAGAGTTCTACGACAACAACCTCATCCCCGCCGGTGGTGGCAAGACAGGGGCGCAGAGTCTTGGAAACCTCGCTCTGTACTCGATGCTTTCGCACGGGGCCACGGCGAACATCAGGGAGATGCAGACGCTGAAGAGTGAGGGCCCTGACGTCCGCTACGGTGGGAAGAAGTGGGACAGTCAGCACCAGCAGGTGTGGAACGCCATTCAGACCGGTGAGAGAATCCCGGCCCCCAAGAAGACCTTCGCGTTTCAGAAGTTCGAGGACATGCTCCGAGCTTCGGGTGTCGACGTGGTCAAGAAGGGGCACCGTCTGCAGCTGACGCCGCTGACGAACTCGCAGGTGCTGGCGATGAGCTCGGGCGAGGTAAAAGATCCCACGTCTCTCACGTACTCGAAGTTGGACAAGTCGGGGGAACCGGCTCCGATTCCTGGTGGGTTGTTCGACCCCAAGCTGACGGGCGGACATGGCGGGCGCAAGTGGACGCACATGAAGCTCGCAGAGCCCATGCCGAACCCGGTGTTCGAGGGGGCCATCCAGAAGGTGCTTGGGATGGGCACGAAGAACTACTCGGCGATCGTCAATGGAGAGCGGGCCGTAAAGGACGGCAAGCTGGTAGAGCTGGATACGCCGGGGTCGATGGCAGGCGGGGCAGCCATCGCGCACATGCTCAGCCAGATCGATACGAAGACGGAGCTAGAGAAGGCGAAGAAGGAGCTGGCAGCAGTTCGTATCCCAGACCAGCTCGCGCACCGTGACAGCACCACGAAGCTGGACCAGGCGTACAAGCGCGTGAAGTACCTGCAGGCGCTGGACAACGCGGGCATCACGGCAAAGGACGCCTACACGCTGCACAACTTGCCCATCATTCCTCCGGCGATGCGTCCAGCATCTGTACTCCCAGATGGGTCCATCAAGTGGGACGACATCAACGGGATGTACAAGCGTCTTGGCGAGAACAACGTCGAGATGAAGCACGAGAACTTCAGGACGTACTTGCCGGACTCCAGGAAGGCGGAGTTCCGCGCTGAGATGTACGATGGCCTGAAGGCCCTGATGGGCGTTGGCACATCGAAGTCGGAGGATGAGAACGAGTCGCGAGGGTTGTTCCAACAGATAGCGGGGGCCAACCCCAAGCGCGGCTACTTCCAAGGTACGCTGCTGAAGCGCCGTCAGGACATGACGATGCGCGGCACCATCACGCCCGACGCCGGGATGGGCCTGGACAACGTGGGCATCCCGCAGGACAAGGCGCTGACTCTCTTCAGGCCCTTCGTGACCAGGAAGCTCGTGGAGATGGGGTCCGCGCCTTCTCCGCTGGACGCGCACAAGATGCTGTCGCAGAAGGGCGTCAAGGATAGGTCGGTGTACCGCGCGCTGGACCTGGTGATGGAGGAGCGCCCGGTGCTTCTAAAGAGAGACCCGGCGCTGCACAAGCACAGCATTCAGGCGTTCAAGGCGCACCGCGTCCCGGGCAAGTCGATCATGATCCATCCGCTGGTGACGGGTGGCTTTGGGGCGGACTTCGACGGGGACACCATGGCGGTGTACGTCCCGATGTCTTCAGAGGCTGTTCGTGAAGCGCACGGCATGCTGCCCTCGAACAACCTGTACAACGAGGGCTCCGGGAAGGTGGAGTTCAGGCCCACGAATGAGGCAGCGCTTGGCCTCTACAAGATGTCCAGGGTGACCGGCACCAGCAGCCAGAAGTTCAAGGACCCCACTGAGCTGTTGATTGCAGCCCGTGATGGGAAGATCGAGCCCACTGTTGTTGCCAACGTGGGCGGCATGCGCACCACGGCGGGCAGGGTGCTGATGTCGAGCGCTCTCCCTGACGCGCTGCAGAAGCGCGTTTTGGAAGATCACTCGTTCATGTTCGACAAGAAGGGCATCGACCACCTGTACACGCGGCTGGCTAAGGAGCACAAGGATGCGTTCGCCGATTCGGCCACGAGCCTCATGCGCATGGGGTACGACGCCGCCTTCGGGGTGGTGAAGATTCAGAACCCCGCCACCAAGGGCACCCCGTTCCTCGTCGAGAAGGAAGCTGAAGATCCCAAGAAGCACGTTCAGTACATCTCGTTTGGCACGCACTCCTTCGGGTTGGACGACTTCAGCCCTGAGAAGGGGATTCGTCAGAAGCACGTTGCTGAAGCCCAGAAGAAGATTCGGGTCATCGACGGCACTTCTGGCTTGAGCCACAAGGAAAAAGATCGACGCAAGGTAGAAGCGTGGTACGACGCTACCGAGGGCATGCTGCGCGAGACGGTAGATAAGTCCAAGTCCTCGCCCAGCAACTTCATGATGATGAATCACGCGGGTCTGAAGCCTACGCACGACAATGTGCAGCAGCTTCGGCTGGCGCCCATGATGATCGTCAACGCGCAGAACCAAGTGCGCCCCAACCCCATTCTCACTAGCTACTCAGAGGGCTTGAGCGTGGGCGACTACTGGACGCAGCAGTCTGGTGCGCGTCGCGGCTCGGTGTTGAAGGTTCAGGAAGTAACTGGTCCTGGGGCGTTCACCAAGCAGCTGATGAACACCGCCATGGGGCTGATGATCGACGCTGACGACTGTGGCACCAGCCGTGGTATCTCGGTGCATGTGGGCGACAAGGACATCTACGACCGGCACCTTGCGAGCGACGTTCACATCAAGGGAAGGACGTACGTTGCTGGCACGGTGCTCACGCCAGATATCGTTGGGGCTATCAGGTCTGCGGACAAGAATGCCAGGCTTGAAGTGCGCAGCCCACTGAAGTGTGAGCACGGGTCTGGGCTGTGTCAGAAGTGCGCTGGGTTGGCCCCTAACGGGTCGTACTTCAACAAGGGCACCAACCTCGGGGTGATCGCCACACAGTCGTTGGGGGAGCGCTCGTCTCAGCTGACGTTGAAGGCGTTCCACAGCGGTGGCATCGCGAAGCGTGGCCCGCAGATGGTCAACGACTTCAAGCGCGTGACGCAGCTGTGCGAGCTGCCTAAGACCATCCCGAACTCCGCTCGCTTGTCCATGAAGTCCGGCACCATAGAGAAGATCGAGAACGACCCGACCGGCGTCAACGTCTGGGTAGGCGGGGTGAAGCACCACGTTCCAAAGGACCAGTTCGGCAGCCCGTTGTGGCAAGCGTCGCCGGGGCAGCAGTCGAAGCCGTGGCAGCCACCGAAGGTCGGCATGAAGGTGGTTGCGGGGCAGCCGCTATCCGATCCGAATCGCACCGACATCAACCCGCATGACCTGTACAAGGCCACGGGTAGCATGGAGAAGGTGCAGAACCACCTGGTGTCTGAGCTGCATGGGATCTTCGGGCCGGAGGGCGTTCGTCGCCAGCACATCGAGACGGTGGTAAAGGCGATGAGCAACCTCACTCGAGTGACGGACCCAGGTGACGCGCCCGACATCATCAAGGGAGAGTTCACCGCCACTAGCAAGCTAGGCGCGATGAACAGGGACCTGAAGAAGCGCGGACTTCAGCCGGCTACGCACACTCCTGTATTGAAGGGCATCAAGGTTCTTCCGTTGGAGGTCCAGGAGGACTGGATGGCCAAGCTGAACCACAGCTACTTGAAGAGCAGCTTGGCTGAGTCTGCTGCGACTGGCGCTTCTTCCAACCTGCACGGGACGCATCCCATCCCAGGCATCGCGTATGGCGCTGAGTTCGGGATGAACGAGAAGCACCAGGTATTCAAGCCGCACTTGGCTGACGTGAAGAGCTGGCACTACTGATGACAAAGGGCACCGTACCTCAGAACACGCACGACGCGGTGAATGACTCACCGACGTCGATGCGTACATCGATGACGCGTGGGTATGGGGCTACTCCCGCGTACATCCACGAGGGGCGCGTGGTCGACGTGAACTTCGTGAACTGGACTGTAAGCGTGTGGAGCCAGTTCGACATGCGCTACTGGCCCGATATCCAGGTGGCGTCGCCGTACCTGCATCCCAGCCGGGGCGAAGGCATCTACGTGATGCCGGAGGTGAACTCTAAGGTACTCGTGTGTATCCCCTCGGATGGCCCGCCGCCCTTCGTGATCGGGTTCATCGCGTCCATGGAGCGCAGCGGACGCGACACCGTCCAAGGCGATGAAGAGGGAGAAGGCGACGACAATACCGATTCTGCCGGCGGCATGGGCGGCTCCACCTACGCACTGGGAAGGAAGCGCGCCAAGCCGGGAGACATCTTCATGCGCGGGCGTGATGGCAACTTCATGATCTTGCACCGCGGAGGGGTGTTGCAGATCGGAGCCACCGACATAGCGCAGCGCATCTACATCCCGCTGAGGAACCTGGTCACGGACATCAGCCAGAACTATGAGCACTTCAACTCTGGTGGGTCTATCAACTGGGGCATCTCTGTTGGAGAGACCTCCGACAATCCAGAGACCGAATGGCGGCAGGTGTTTCGCTTGTACGCCAACGATGAGAGAGCGGACATACGCGTAGCCGCCGGTAAGGTGCATCAGCCGCTGCCTGAGCCAGCGGCTCCAGACGGGTCGCAGTCGGACTTGAGCGCCCTCAACATCGGTGGGGACAACACAGTCGTCTACGAGTTCGACATCGCTCCTGGTGGGTTCAACGCGGAAACGGGCGCCCCTGTGGGGGACGTGTCTAGCAAGATGAAGCTGTTCTTTGACCGAGCCGGGGGAGGGTTTCTTCGTGCTGAAGGCTCTGTTCTTGTGCGGGTGAAGAAGAAGCTGAAGGTGGTCGCAGACGAGGGAATAGAGTTCGAGACGAACGAGAGCGTGTCCGTCCGTGCCGCTAAGGGCATGCGCCTGACGGCGGGCAGTAACCTCGACATCGGTACGGACGGGGGCATCCTCTCCATGAACAGCGGAAAGGATGCTGTCGCGCACGTAGGCTCTGTGGTAGAAGTCACCATCAGCGTGCCAGCCATCGCTCAGGCGCTAGCCGACCCCACCGCGACGTCCATCCAGGCCGCTGGAAGTGTGACTACAGGTAGGACAAAGACCCTCGTCTGATGATCACCAATAGGGCAGCGAAAACCCTGGGGGAGTTCAACGTCGGACTTGCCGCAGCACTCGGGTTCCTCAACCCGTTGGGGGCACAGCTCGACGCCCTCATCGGTCTTGGCATCGGCCCGTTGAGCTTCGACCTGAACGCGCGGTTGAACGCGTTACTCGCAGCGCAGGCCAACATAGGTCTTCAGTTGGCCATGGACCCACGTGCTCGGCTGACGGCGATACTGACGGCCATCGCCTCTCTTCAAGCAGCGCTTGCTGGCGCTCTGTCGCTGGACTTGGGGATTCGGCTCACTGTTGAAGTAGGTCTTCTGGGAGCTATCACCGGGGCCATCAGCGTGCAGCTGGGCGGGCTACAGCTGGCCATTCAGGCGGCGCTCGCCATCAAAATCCCAGCCATGCGGGCTGCAGCGCGATTAGCCGCTCACATGTCTGCCGGCCCAGCCTTCTTGATTGCAGCGAATGGGTCGATGAATGCAGTGGGCGCTGACCTTGCAGCAGAGCTCGGGCAGTCGTCGTTGACGTACGACGGGAACACCATCCAGGGGTTCGACTCCGTCATCGCCATTCTGCTGTTCGCCAAGGAACCTTCCGTTCAGGTAGCTTTGCAGGCCATAATCAAGGCGGGATAGAACCATGACCCAACCGCTGTTCTTCGAGCCCGAGCCGTACAACTACATCGAGAAGGTCGGCGGTGAGGTGGACCTCCCCGATGACCCCAACCAGTGGCCGCAGCAGATTCTTCAGGAGGTGTACAAGCAAGTACCGTACATCGCCGACTATCAGCCGCACGTGGTCATGAAGCGCGTCGACGCGGAGCGCGGGTATGGGCTGGGTCATGTGGAGATCATGAACCAGACGGAAGCGCCGCAGGGTTCGCCAGACCAAGAGATGAAGGCGGCGGGCATCCGTACGGTGCGCATCCCGTTCATCATCCGGGAGAGCAAGCTGTCTCCGTTCGATCTCCTGATGAACGACCAGTCCAAGATGGTCCCGCTGACGGAGAACCGCCTTCGAACGGCTCTGTTCCGCCCTCAAGCTTTCGATGTCACTAGTCGCACGCCTGGCGACCAGAGCATGATTGGACAGCTCTACCCGCCGTACCGGCAGAACTACGGATTCGGTGGCGGTGGGATGTCCATGAACGCATCCGGCGGCATGGCGATGGGCAAGCTGGGGTCAGCGCTCGAGCAGTACCTTGCTGGAGCGGATACCAGCACGGAGAGCCTGGAGCTGCGCAACCAAGCGTCCGTACGCGTCAAGACAAGCTCCGCCCTCAAGCTGCCCACGATCAAGAAGACCGGGTCGATTCTCGATGCGGTGCTGGGATCCATCGACCCCCGCGACCACGAATCGTTTCTCGATGAGCTGAGCAAGTCGGCTGGCTACCTGACGACCACCACGCGTGAGCAGCACGGCAGCGTCGTCACATCCCTTCAGAAGGTTGTGGACGCCACGCCGCTGTCGTTCAAGCTGGCAAGCTGGCTCGATATTGTCGAGCCGTCGGTTACCCAGGTGACGAAGAGGACTGACGGCTACCTGATGAAGGTGGCCAGCCATGAGGCTTGGGACCCCAAGACCTTCTTGGTAGATCGGGGAATGGTCGTGCGCAGCTTCGGTGAGCGCGTGGCCATGGATGTCGACCAGCACGGCTCGGCCACTGTTCAAGAGATGGAGGGCGAGCCGGAGGCGGGTGCTGCAGAGGAAAGCGCTCCAGTACCCACCGCTACCTTTGGGCTGTACAAGGTGCGGGACACCGTTGGCAAAGAACACGTTGGGTTCGTGATCCCCTCGCTCATCGACCTGAACGGCGATGACGTCCCCATCAAGCTGTTCACCAACGGCACTGTTGTGGCAGTGCAGGCGGACATGGTGGGGGAACCTGCAGGGACCGGTGGCAACCTGCCCAACGGCCCAGTGAGCGGAGAAGGGTTCTTCTGGGGACCAAAGGATGACGGCGGCGTGTGCGCCACCATCCCGTTCAAGTTCGAGAGCTCGGCAACGGTTGGGGATCAACCGAAGGTGCTCAACGGACAGACGTTCGACGGCTCGCCTGCCAGCGTGAGCATTCAGCCGAACATCATCAAGCCCGTGGGTCAGGGGGGCACCCTCCTGATCCCAGCCACGTGGCAGTGGATGCCGCTCGACGGAGCCAGCTCCGTCACTGTTCTTGGGGATGAAGAGCAGCACAAGGCTGAGGTGGGCGCTGAGAAGAAGAGCCACGTCATCATTCGTTCGGACGGCTCGACCTTCTCCTTCGAGGGAGACCCCGTGGAGAAGCTGAGCTACGACCAGACGAAGTTCTTGGATGTGGGCGGTGCCATGTTCCTGCTCGCCGGCCTCGGCGTCCATCAGGTGGTGGGCACGGAGAAGCTGGCGCAGGCGGTGCAGGGCGGGATGTCCTCGGAGGTCTTTGTGGGTCGGGAGATCACCCTCGACCGAGACATGCGGAAGCAAGCCACTGCATGGCGAGACGAAGTGCGAGAGATGACGGACAAGATTCGTCAACCGCACCTCATCAAGGAGGCGGCTAGCATCCCAGACCCTACGGCGGTCGACACGGTTCTCTCCCTGGGATTCGTGAACCCAGACAACCTGATGAACTACGTCTCGTACCTCCCAGACCTGGACGGAGCGCAGTCGAAGCTGTGCGAGCTCCTCTTCGGGGTGCGCCTGGGCATCAGCAACGTTCCGCAGTCCGCGCTGGAGCGGTCGGTGCGCTCGTTGGAAGAGGTCATCGAGGGCCTGAAGATCATCGCCTTCCAGGGCAACTGAGAGCGAAAGCACTGATCTTTCAGGGGGCTACCGTCCTTCGTCTTGACGGGCCGGCCTGAATAGTACACCTTGTCCTGACGATGATTCGCAGGTCGCCAGCGGAGTACTACATCAAGTACCTACTGCTGCACCCGAACAACTACTCGGACGAGGACGTAGAGCAGGCGCTGCACCAGTACCACCTGGACTTCCCGGGTGGGACGTACCTGGTTCGGTTGCGCCGTCAGCTGGAGCGGCCGCGTCCGTTCTTCCCGTACGACGAGCTCCACGCTCCGTCGTACAAGTTCATCGTTCAGCACAAGGTTCTCTACGCCTTCCATCAAGACGACGACATGCGGGCAGCGCTCAAGGTGCTGGACCGCCCGAAGGCAAAGGAGATCGTGGAAACGATGACGATCACCCAGGACCCGACGTTGCTCATCTGCCACCGTCTGGAGTCCGTGGGTGTCCGTCTTTCCACCAAGGGCTTGAATCGCTACACCCACTTCTTCTGGAATCTGGACCTTGTGGACAGCACAGAGCTCCGGGCTCTGCTGGAGATGAGGTTCCGGCAGACGATGTTCGAGGGGGAGAACGCTAGAGATACAGCGCGCGGCTTAGCTATGAAGCGCTCCGGGTACATCGACCCGAGATGGCTGGCGGTCAACGCACCAGACGCGCACACGGCGTCGCTGATGAACCAGATCCGGGAAGGGTATCTCCCCTCTCAGTTCGACGTCTCGAAGCTGATGTCGTCTACGGCAGACCTGGCAGTTGTCAGAGCACGGCACGAGCTGTTGAGTGGAGCGCCGGACTCAGCCGCCAGGGCGAGAGACTACTCAGTGGTCGCGCAGAACATGCTCGCTCTGCTGGAGGTCATCGGAAGCCCAACGGAGTCGTTGTTCAAGGACATCAACCAGCTGGGGATAGAGCTGAAGCACGCGGAGAACAAGGTCAAGAACATCTCCCAGCTGACCGACGGCAACTTTTCAGCGGACGTTCAGTTGATGCAGGAGGATTCCAAACATGAATGAGCGAGCTGTGGTGTCTTCCAGCGTGGACGAGAAGCGGTCCAGGGACCAACTGAGCGGAGCATTCGGAACTGAGGGGGACATGGCAGTTCCGGAGCCGATCAAGTTCGAGGTGTACGAGGGGCGGTTCTTCGTGGCCGAGTACCAGCTCATCGAGGGGAACTTGGTGTTCCACTTCTTCGTGCACCCGGGCCACATGAAACAGCTCTCGGCGCAGGAGCTCGAGCGGTGGTGGCTCAACGGATTCGCGGCGTGTCTGGACGTGGAGGCTCAGGCGTACTTCGACGCTACAGCTCCTCGTCTTCAGGCTCGATACACGCAAGAGGTCGCGTCGTGGTTTCTGAAGGCGCAAGGGTTTGGTTACTTGCTAGACCCCGCAGCATTTGCTCGCGCCTTTCTATCGCGGCTAGACGAAAAACTTCTCTGGTCTGGCGGTCCGCCTCCTGCTTCGCCAGTGGCCACGGGGTAAGCCGCACAAGCATCTTTCCCTTGTTGAACGACACCCCCTGCGCCTTCCACCCGCACATCTTCATGAAGTTGCGAATGAACTTGGGCAAGCACGACTTGGCTTCTTTCGGCATCGGTTCCGTGTACTGAAGCGTGAACGCGTGCTCAAAGCTGCCCGTGGCGCTGATCCCCTGTCTACTCTCCCACTGCCCCGTGAAGTGCGGTCCTCCTGCAGAAAGCCACCCGTAGAGAATGGTCATAGCTTCAACAGGGTCTTGAGTTTCTTGAGGGTCATTCATGGGACAGCCTGCTGAAGTTCTAGATCTCGGCGAGGAAGATCCGTACGACGATACGTGGGACGTCGAGGACTCCGATACATGGTACCCGAAGAACGCTTGGAGTCCAGAAGGTGAGATCCGTGAGGACCCCATCTTTCTAGAGAAGGTACTTCGGAAGATTCCCAAGAACGTTGTGCAGCTGAAACCCTCGGAGTTTACCGAGCGCGCGTTTCGGATGCCAAAGGAGGACGGCACGGGGTTCGGTCCGTTCTCGTTCGAGGGTCGTGCTCACCTGCGGCAGATTTACGACACCCCTGCCAGGCGAATCCTTCTGTGCTGCGCGCGGCAGGTAGAGAAGAGCACGATGGTTGGTAACCGAGCTCTTTGCTACATGAGCTTGGTCACGGCGATGCGCATCCTGCTCGTCACACCGTCAGCGACGCAGACGAAGACGTTCAGCAACGACCGCATCAAAGAGCCCATCGAGACGAGCCCGCTTCTCAAGAAGTTCACGACCAAGATGCTGTCGCAGAACATCTTGGAGAAGCAGTTCGTGAACCGCTCAAAGCTCACGATGCGGTACGCTTTCTTGAACGCCGACCGCACGCGTGGGATCCCGGCGTGGCAGCTGGACATCGACGAAGTTCAGGATGTTCTGAAGGACAACATCCCCGTCATCGAGCAGTGCACCTCCCACGCACCCGACAAGTGGAAGTCGTTCGTCTACTCCGGTACTCCGAAGAGCCTCGACAACGTGATCGAGGACTACCGGGCCAATGGCAGCACTCAGGGGGAGTGGGTGGTCCCCTGCGAGGGGTGTGGTAACTGGAACATCCTGGGCGAGAAGAACATCGGGCTGAAGGGGCCCATCTGCGCACGGTGTGGCAAGGGCATCGACCCGCAGGGACCCAAAGCTCAGTGGGCTTGGATGGTGGAGCCCGATGAGGAGCGTATCAAGGTCCCGTGGGAGAGCTACCGAATCCCGCAGTTGATGGTGCCGTGGAAGATCCGCAACTGGAACGAGGTCCTTCACGACTACCAGAACTACTCTCGTCCTCAGTTCTTCAACGAGTGCCTGGGCGTCTCCTACGAGTCTGGTCTTCGTCCTCTGACCAGCGCCCAGATACGTGAGTGCTGCACTGGGTCTAGCCTGGCTGACTTTCCGTCGCTGCGCCCACGAACGATGGGGCAGCCGTTCTTTGCTGGCATCGACTGGGGAACTGGCGACGGCGCGTACACCGTGCTGACCATTGGCACGTACTACGACATGAAGTTCAGGATGGTGTACATCCACAGGTTTGCTGGTGAGGAGGCAGACCCAGAGATTCAGATCGACAAAATCATAGACACCTGTGAGGAGTACAACATCCGCCTAGTTGGCAGCGACTGGGGCTTTGGGTTCGGCATGAACAGCCGGCTGCAGAGGAAGTTCGGAGCCCGGAGAGTTCAGCTCTTTCAGTATGTGGCGACGCTGAAGGGGAAGATGATGCCGGACAAGCGGCTGGGTCGGTGGAAGGTGCACCGAACGCATGTGATGGCGGCCATCTTCGACGCCATCAAGAAGCACAAGGCTGAGTTCCCACCGTGGGAGGAGTTCGCAAAGCCGTACGCCCAGGACTTCACGAACATCTACGCCGAGTACAACGAGAAGTTGCGAATGGTCCAGTACGACCACAAGCGCGGGAACCCCGACGACTCGTTCCACGCCTTCCTCTTATCGTGGCTCGTGTCTATGCTGGTAATCCCACGCCCGGACATCCTCAGTCCGGACATGGAGGACGAAACAGGTAGGTCGGTCAGTGACTACCAGGGGCCGCGAGACCAGGGGTGACGTCACGATGATGGGAAGCTCAGCTGCGGTTAGACCGCTTCTTGATGGACGACGGGAGCTTGGTGAACACGCGCTGATGAACGCTCGGTTCCTGTTTGGGAAACGACGTGTATGCTGCCCGCTCACCGTCTCGGCGAGTTACGTACAAAGTGGCACGCTGCTCCAGCATGTTCCTAGCCACCTGAAGCTGCTGCTGCGCGGCCGAGAGCTCTTCATCCTTGATGATCCCCGCTTTGGGGCAGTTCTGCTTCAAGGAGTCAGCCGCTTGGAGGAAGACGCGCCATGGCTCGCGATCTTCGGTGTAGAGCTCCACGAGCTGGAGAAAATCCTCGTCCATGCCAATCAGGACCTTGGTGAAGTCCCTGATGACGTCAGTTTGATAAACTGGATTGCTCGTGAAGTATTCTGCGCGCCAGTACTCAGAAATAACGTCCTTCTCTGCATGGGAGAGGACGGGGACGTCGAAGCCAAGTATAGCTTCGACGCGTTCTAGTCGGCGCGTTAGGGCCTGGTTCTGCACCGACAGTTGCACCAGACGGACCATCAAGGATTCTGGGTTACGAACTGTGTCTAGCCCCTCCTTGAGCGCGTCCACTTCATCGGCGTAGTACTCCCGACCGCGCCGGCCCATCATAGGGGTGAGAAGCCCCTGTCGGGTATAGTTGGTGAGGCTCCTCTCAGAGCGCCCCAGCATGGCGGCGGCCTCGGCTCTGGAAACGGTTTGCCTTCCCATGCGTTCTCTACGCATGGTACTTCTTTTGTAGGCATCACGCGAGGTTTCGATGACCGAGTACAACCTTCCAGAGCAGACCCAGCTTCAGCAAGCCTCGGCCAGGCCAGTTTCTGGCGATGAGCTGGAGACGTTCGGCAAGCACGCGGCCGCCTTGTTCTGCACAGGGTCTGCCGGCTCCATGACCGAAGCGGTGGTGGACACCATCAAAAAGGCAGGGCTGTCGCCGGAGCAGGTGAAGCGCGTGGTGGAGTTCGCGAACACCGCGGCCTTCGTTCACGAGTTCCGGAAGGAAGGGGCGGCCACGAAGTACGTGCACTTCGAACACGGCCCAGCCGACCCTGGAGAGGTGCTCAAAGACCTGAACGATGGTGGTGGCGGCACCGTGTTCGACCGGGGAACGCTCGACTACTCGCATTCGCCGGATGTGCACAAGCACGCTTCCGCTGGCGGCATCTACGACCGCAATCGCTCTGCGATGGAGAAGACCGCGGGCGTGATGGGCTCGGGGGATGCGCTACTCGCTGCCGCGTTCGGGGTACAGGAGTCGGCGACTCCATACTCCAACCCCCTCCAGGAAGTGGAAGATGCTCGAGCCAAGCTGGCAGCTGTACGTGACGCGGCGCTATCTGAGATGTCGGAGATCGAAGTCGCGTTGCTCGATGTCAATCGTGACCTGTACAACCAAGTCAAGCAGGCAGCTATGGACGGCGTGCCGCTCGGTCACGTTGTTCAGGCGTGGCACCAAGTGCTGCATCCTGACCCGGAACTGGTGAAGGCCGCCTTTGCCATGATCGGACCTCGGCTCCGTGAGGAAGAGGTGCTCACCTACGAGCAGATTGGTGACTCCATCACCAAGACAGCGGGCGCACGGCTCGTCAACGATCAACACCCCATCGTGCGCAGCTTCGGCGCGTACTGTGAGGCCATCGAGAAGATCGCCGGGATGCGGGCGGTGTACGAGGAGTGTACTGACGGCATCGCCCAGCTCGACAAGTTCCACAAGCTGGCGTCAGATCGGCTTGTGCAGGAGCGAATGGTTGCGGACGCTCGGGAGAAGAGGGCGCAGGAAGAGCGTCGTCAGCAAGCCTTCATCACGTATGAGCCACAAGCGCGTGAGGTGGTGTGAGATGAGCAATCCCATCGACGAATACTTCATGGCAAAGGAGTCTGGGTTTTGGGGTGGGTTTACGAGCCCATATCAAGCCGAGAACCTGGGCAAGACTGTGGGTAGCGCTGTTCTTGCCACTGGTGTTGGCGCCGCCCTAGCCTCAGCTCCTGTGGCGGCTCGAGCGGTGATGGGAGCCATCACCAAGCGGCGCGACTACAATCTGATGATGGAGCACAACCCGGACCTGCACGAGATGAAGGCGCAGAACCCGGTGATGTTCAATCAGATGTATAGCTCCCTCCGCTCCTCCAACCCAGCGTACGGGAGTGACCCGATCATTGCTGGCGCCCACATGCGCCGGATGGTGGACAGCCCGGCTTCCGCTGGACTCATGCTGGCGGAGGGGATGCGGAACTACAAGCCGCGTACGGACGTGTCGTTTGGGGCGAAGTCTCCAGACGTTGATGACCGTCGCTGGTCCATGAGCGCATCCGTGAAGGGGTGATGCTTAAGGTAAGTACCTTCCTTGCCGAGACTGAGTACGGGTACTCGGCCGTCCCGCTCTTCGGTCCCTCAGACGGGGAGTTTGAGAAGCGGGCGTCGCCGCATTTACTGCCGCCGGTTCTGAAGTACATCGAGAACCTGCGGCCGCAGCGCAACAGCCAGTACGTGCTGGTGAACGCGCTGGCGGCGGGCGAGTACTTCGGCTCGAACATTAATGGCGACCACTTCCCGGAGGCTGGTCTCATCCACTGCCCGCAGGGGTGGACGGGGAACCCCACGGTCGACATGGCCCTGTCGAAGGACTGGGCCTACGGATTCCCATCGTTCTACAACGCGAATCCATTCGCGCATCACCGCAACAAGGACCCATCCAGGGCTTACGGGGGGGTGGAGCTGGCGCTGTGGAACGGCATCATGAAGCGCGTCGAGCTCGTGGTCCGGGTGGACTACGACAAGTGCCAAAAGTTCGGCGGCATTCCGGTCTGGGACAAGCTGAAGAGTGGTGCGTTTCCAGACGTCTCGATGGGCTGCCTCCCCTCCGGCTCCCTCATCACGATGTCCGATGGAACGCAGAAACCCATCGAGCTCGTGCGCGAAACGGAGATGGTGCTGACGCACACAGGAGCGCACCGGCGGGTGACCGATACGATGCGGCGGCATCACCCGGGCAGCGTCTTCCGCTTCAACGTCTATGGGTTTCGTCGGGAGCTTGTTGTCACGGGTAATCACCCACTATGGCTTGTAGACGGTGAGCAACTTCGGTGCGACCCGCAGCCGCACACCGTTAACAAGGGGCGTAAGCAGCGCCACTGTACACCCTTCGTCAAAGGTGCAAGTAAGGGATGCTCTAGCTGCTCAGTGGTGCCCTCGTACGAGTTTGAGTGGCGTAGGGCTGACGAGGCGCAGGTGGGCGACTACCTAGCTTTTCCGGTACCTACGCTGAGTACCAGCGGTGCTCTACAGGGTAATCGTTCCCTCGCTCGTCTACTCGGTTATTACCTGGCGGAAGGGCATGTCTCGAACTACAACGACCGCCCTCGAGAGCAGGTGAACTTCTCTCTTAACTACGAGGAGAATGAACTCGCGGAGGAGATTGAGAAACTCGCCCGCTCCCTTGGGGTTGAGGTGCTGTGGCACCACGAGAAGCCGGAAGTTGGCTCGCGTACTGTATCCATCGTCTCAAAGACGCTGGCGTCCCTATGCTCCTTCCATTGCGGGGACGGCGCGAAAACCAAGGTGCTGTCACAAGAGGTTCTTCATGAGGACCCCGCTCTGCTCCTGGAACTTCTTGGGGCCTACCTGAACGGAGACGGGGGCACATACAAGGGTTCCTTGTACTTCTCCACGTCGTCAGAGCAGCTCGCTCATCAGCTCTTCATAGCTCTTGCCCGCTGTGGCCTGGTTGCCTCCGTCAACAAGGATGAGCACAAGCCCTCGGAGAAGTCAGTTGTTAGAAAGGAGACAACTGAGTACCAAGTTTGGGTAGGTACCGACTTCTCCTGGAAGTTGGAGCGCTACATCTCGAAGCCAGTACGTCACTCGATAAAGGTTCGCGGGCAGCGGTTCTTCTACAACAATGGCGGCGTCACGTATTTGATGGCCCCCATCCTAGAGATTGATGAAGCTCCGCATGACGCCGACGTCTTCAACTTCTCCGTCGAGGGGGATGAAAGCTACGTTGCTGAGGGGCTAGCCGTTCACAACTCGAAGGTCCCATACGACACCAGTTCCATCACGTTGGACTGGAAGTTGTATCGGGAGGCGCAGGCGACGTTCGACCCGAAGAAGCACAAGCATCCGGGGATGGCCGTCCTCGAGTTTCACAAGAAGCTCAAGGCGAAGGACGGCAAGGGGATCCCCGGGCTCAGCGTCACGCGGGATGACTACGACAGCTGGTGCCGCACGAAGATGAACAAGATCCTCCCAGACGGGAGGAAGGTGTTCGTCTACAACGACTACCCCCGCTTTTTCGACATCAGCTTCGTCTTCATCGGGGCGGACCGCACGGCGAAGACGATGGTGTTCATCTTCCAGTCGTCGGTGAAGGTGGCCTGCGACCTTGGATACGTGGACTACTCATCGTTCGTAGAGCAGCCTGTAGTGGGGATGGACAAGGCGGCATCTGTATCGGACGACGTGTTGGCGGAGGCGTTTGGGCTGAAGAGCGCGGAGTTGAAGCGGGCGGAGATCGACAAGGATGTAGTGCCGAGTCAGATGGCTGGTAAAGCCATCCCCGTCCTTAACCGCAGTGAGCCGGACCTTCCATCAGACCTTTTGCGGGCGCTCGCTTCCCGTCCCGAGGATGAGGCGCTGAGTACGTCAGGGGCGCTGGGCATCATCTTGAGGCCACGCGAGTTTCAGAAGATCACCCTCATCCGGATGGGGCACTCTCCGCTGGCGAACGGGTTAGAGGATGCGGGAGTAACCTTCCCAAAGGTGGATGAAGTCGACAGGAGTACGAAGCTGGGACCAGAGAAGTTCTCTCCGGCGTTGGCGAAGGCGTTGGAGCCAATGATGGGCGACCGTTCATTGTTGGGTCCGGCGATAGAACGCCGGATTGTAATGATTTCCATGTCGCCTTCAGGGAAGAAAAACCCCCCTACTTCCCATAGCTCTCCGCTACTCCGTAAGATTGGAGCTGCATACAACGGGTACCGAGCTCAGCTCATGGAATACGTCGCGCACACGAAGGATTGCCTGCAGAAGGTTGCCTCCACGGGGGAGGACTTCGACAAGCTGTCCAGCGCGACACCCGAAGACACGTTCACACCCCTGTCTTACTGCTACTTGCGGGACGCCTTTCTGGATGAGCTTGGCGTTCCCATGAGCGGGAAGGTAGTGGTAGAACCGTAGTGACAGGCGCAAGCCGGCGCGGAGAGGGGATTCCCCTCGAGGAAGCGTGGTAAGAACCGACACCGACTGGAAGAACCGATCAGGAGAAACCATGAACCCCCACCTCGCCGCCATGTACAACACGAACGGCTACGGAGAAGCAGTGCAAGCCGAGCAGACCAAGATCGCCCATGTGGACTTGTTCTGCAAGGCTGCGGCTGCCGAGGGCATCGACCTCTCGACGATGACCGAGGATGTACGCGCTCAGCTCTTCGAGAACTTCTGTGAGAAGCTCGCCAGCGACGACAAGGATGCCGACGACAAGGGCGGCGACAAGGACAAGGCTCCTCCGTTCATGAAGAAGGAGGAGAAGGGCGAGAAGAAGGAAGAGGACGAGAAGGAAGCGGCTGCTCGCGCCGAGTTCCTTGCGCAGGCTGAGTGGCAGCAGAAGACTGCCGAGGCCGACTTCCTCGGGCGCCAGATGGCGCACGCCTTCATGGCGGAGAAGAGCGAGATCGAGAAGGAAGCCAAGGAGAAGCCGGAGTTCCAGAAGAAGCATTCCCCGACGCTGTTGGGCGCCGGTCGGGGTGCTCCTGGTGGGACGGCGACGCAGACGGACAAGGGCGCCAAGCTCACACTCGGCACCAAGGCCCGTGATGCGGCCCGCGAGGTCGGGAAGCGCGTGGGTGAAAGCGCCAAGCGAGTGGGCGACTTCGCCGGCAAGCACAAGGGCAAGGCGGCTCTGGTTGGCGGCGGCGTTGCAGCCGGCGCGGTGGGTGCTGCCTTGGCGTCGCGGTCGAAGAAGGACAGCGACGAGAAGAGCGCGAGCGCCTTCGATGTCACGGCGGCCGAGCAAGGCGTCAAGATCGCGATGGAGTACGGCTACGACGGCGACCAGGCCGTGGAGCGGCTGAACGCGGTTCTCACTCTCGGCCCAGCGGAGTCGGAGAAGATCGCGCACGCCAACGGCGACTACGATACGGCCCTCAACTTGCGCGGCCTAGAGCTGCTCGAGTCGGCGGGGTATCCCATCGCGTGGGACGACATTCTCGGCTGAGCGGGAGAACAGGTGAGCTTGTGGCTGAAAGAGGCTGTAGCCGTGGGGTCAGGGGTTCCAGACCCTGCGGCACAGTCCAACATTTCGGCACCGGTCCCTCAGATCGGAATCGAGAACAAGCCCGCCCCGGGTCAAACAGGCCCTCGAGGCATGCACGGACGAACGACGTACTCTCGCGTGAACACCGGAACCCCTCCCACCCCCGATGCTGGCGCCGCTTCCCAGAAGTCTCAACCGCCTCGCGGGATGGAGTCTCTGAAGATGGCCCAAGCGGAGATCCCCATGACCTCTTCTACCTACATGCGGCAGCCTAGCCTCCAAGACCTGATCAAGGTCGCGATGGAAGGGTCCGCGGCGAAGATCGACCTTTCGCTCGAAGCGGCTCTTCAAATGGCCAGCGATGGTCATACTCCACCCGCCGTTGTGAAGACAGCTGCGGCAGCGGAGACAATCGACTCCATCCCCACTGAGCTCACGTCGAAGCTCGCCTCGGCGATGTACTTCATGGCGAAGGAGCTGAACCCTAAGCTGGCGAACATCGACCTCGCGGCGGGTTCTTCAAGTGGGGTGGGCCCTGGATCTGGTCCAGGCGCACTTCCCGTGGCGCCAGCGAAGGCTGATGGTGACGGGTCGCTGGAGGCTGGGCAGTCGGGTAAGGCCACTCCCGCGAATCAGCCGCCACTCAATCCTCCGATGCAGAGCGACCCGACACGGCCTGGACCTTCGAACCAGCTGCAGACCAACGACAAGATGCAGCACCCGGCGCAGCCGGTGGAGCCCATCGCCAACGAGAAGACCACGCTCACCAACGAGAACGTCAAGGCGAGCTCGGCCTACCTCACCAACTTGGTCGCCTGCGGGTTGGCCAAGGTGGCGATGGCGGAGGACGGGTCCGTGGTGGTTGTACCGGCGGATGGTGTGGAGAAGATTGCTCTCATTGGTGGACTCCACGGTATGGCTGAGGCCCCTCCTGGCTATCGACTTCAGGGAGCTATGGCTGGTGAGGGAGGAACTCGCATGGGGACCATCGCCGGTGGCTTGGGAGGTGGCGCTTTGGGCGGCGGCCTAGGCGCCATTGGCGGCGCTGGTCTTGGTGCTCTTGCCGGTGGTCCTGCTGGTGCCGGCCTCGGCGCCATCGCCGGTGCCGGCCTCGGCGCTGCAGGCGGTGCTCTCGGTGGTGGACTTTACGGCCGACAGAAGGGGTACGAAGCAGCGATGCGGCCGTACCGCGAGATCAAGGACCTTCGTCAGCAAGCTGCAGCGCAGCAAGTACCCCCGGAAGAGATGCAGGTCACTGCGGCGGCGGCTCTCCCCTCCCCCGGTGCGCCCACTCCTGCCGTTGCTCCTCCTGGTCGCAACGCTGGTCGTATCGCGGGCGCCATCGCCGGTATCCCGGCAGGTCCCGTGGGCATTCTCGCCGGTCGTTCCATTGGTGGTGCCCTCGGGCAGCGCGTGGGCGGCGGGGTCAAGCAGGCGTCCGCCGAAGACCTCTACGAGAAGAACCGGACGACGGTTGGTCTGCTCAAGGCGGCTGAGGATGCCATCAACCCGGCGCAGGTTTCGGCTGGCCGCACGCAGTTCGGCGCCACTCCTCCGCAGGGTGCGGCCCCGAGTGAAGAGGGTGTTCCCTCGGAGCCCTCGGATGTACAGGCGCAGAAGCGGAAGATGCTCGCCTCAAACGAGGCTGCCATCAACTTCACCCGGCGGGATGCCAAGGGCGACCCGAAGTCGGACCTGAAGGACATCCTGCACGAGCCAGCGCTCAACGCCGGCACGGACACGGTTCTTCAGCAGACGTTGTCTCACAACAACGAGGCGGGGTCCAAGATCTCGAGCGTGCTCAAGGCTCTCAAGGCCCCGGCTGCGAACGAGGAGCCTTCGAACAGCGTGAAGCTGGCTTCAGCCCGTGCCATCATCTCGAAGATGGCGGCTGCCGACTGCGCCGGTGACAAGAAGACCAAGAAGGCGCAGATGGGGGTGACCCCACCGGCACCGACAGCGGCGATGAGTGGGCAGCAAGCAGCCAAGACCAACGTCTGACGGAAAGGCATCACGATGAACCTGGACATGGAGAAGGCTGCAGCGGTGCTCGTCGACGCCGGGCACGCGCTGCAAAAGGTTGCTTCGGAGCGTGATGGGCTGGCTGTGAAGCTGGCGCAGTCCGAGGCGAACAACGCGCTACTTCTGAAGCGCATGGAGGCGGAGAAGATCGCCGCTGCCATGCACGACAAGGGCGTCAACCTGGACACCAGCTTCGACAAGCTGGCCGCGGCGCTCGAGCAGGAGGACGACTCTCGGCTCGAGATCATCAAGGCCGCGCTGCAGATGCAACCGGGCGACATGATGAATGGCGCTCGGCTGTCCGACGGCATGGCATCGCAGTCCGGCTCGGACTTCGAGAACTTCATTCTGGGAACGGTCGGCTAACCCGGCTAGAACCGCAGCAACAGGAACAACATCATGACCATCGAAATCGAGAACTTCCGACCAGTCGGAGATGTCCTGCCCGTGGTTCGCCGGGATATTGGACTCGCAGACAAGACTCTCGCGAACCCCCGCAGCTTGACGTTCCTCGTGGACGGCGAGTGGATGACGGTGAACCAGTCGAACAAGCTGGAGCGCGCCGTCGACATCGCGGCTGCTGGCAACGCACCGGCGACCACCCCCAACGGCTACCTGAAGCGGCTGTACCCGCTCTGGGGAGAGTCGGGGCGGTACGACGTGCAGGCGATGTTCGAGCGAAAGTGCCCGCTGCTGTGGGCGAACCAGTGGGAGTTCGAGACCCGCATCTTCGACGCAGCGGCTGTGGTCGGCGCCGGCGCGGCCATTACGGATGTTCACCAGCCGCTGAAGGTGGCGAGCATCAGCATCGATGGCAAGATCGTCAGCGGCCTCGTGGGCGCTGGTGCGGCCGACACGGTCCTGATCGTGGCGTACGTGGAACGCATGCACACGAGCAACGGTGGTTGGCTCCGCATTCGCGGCGGCTTCAGCTGATCCGTTTGAGGCGGTACAATCAACTGACGACGACGAGAAGAGGAGAACGACATGGCAAGCGGCCGACAGGTCAATGAGCTGTTCAACACCCGGCTTAGTGAGCCAGGTGGCAAGGAGAAGCTGGCGCAGTTCGGAGGGTCGTACATCCGCGACAAGCTCCGTGAGGTTTGCTACGTGCGCAAGCTGGTCCCGCCGGAGCAGGTGACGCGTGCAGACTGCCAGGTCAGCACGCGGCACGACACTCTGGTCAAGATCGTGAACGTCGAGCCCCGGAGCCGGGCGATGGCGCTTTCCTTCCGTGGCCAGCCCACGGCGCGGTTCATCCGCGGGCCGCGTGCCGAGGTGGCGTTCTTCACGATCTCCAGCGAGGTCTTCCAGAAGACCGAGCAGGAGCTCCTCGCCTACGACATGCCCATCACCAAGGTCATCGAGGAGAACTCGGTGAAGGACATTCAGGAGATCGAGGACCGGGAGTTCACGTTCCACATCGAGGCGGCGTGCCAGGCTCTCCAGGCGGAAGCGAACGGCGTCGCTGCGGCGCCGATTCTCAACGCCACCTCGATCGGCGCGGGCGGCCTCGTGGAGTTCAGCGTTCGCAAGGGCGAGCTGGCGCGCGTGGCTCTCACGGATGACGCCGTGGTTCGTCCGCTGCAGCGGCGGGACATCGTCTCGGGGTTCAAGCTCCTGGACGGCAACCGGCTCCGCTGTGAGCGGTGGCTCGTGACCGAGGTGGACTGGGACGACCAGCTGTCTTGGACGGTGGAGGACCAGGGCGACCGCATCCAGTCGGAGACCACGGTCGACGGCTACAAGTACAACACCCTGCTGGGGCGCCCGTTCGTCCGCACGGTGAAGACAGACATCTTGCGCCCAGGCAACATGTACTTCTTCACGTCGCCCGAGTTCTTCGGCAAGTTCTACGTCCTGAACCAGACGAAGTTCTACATCGACAAGGTGGCGAACATGATCACCTTCCAGTCGTGGGAGGACATCGCCATGTCGGTGATCAACATCGCCGCGGTCCGGAAGGTCGAGCTCTACTCGGCGGACGCCACCGAGCACGACAACGAGGGTCTCCGTGCCAGCTTCATCCCGGTGGATGAAGAGGCCCTGGGCGCGGTGAACAACCGAGTCGACCAGGGGCTGAAGTTCCCGCAGGTCGTCAGCAACTGATCTCCGGTTGCTTGATTACCAAGCTCGGCTGTCTCCGAGACTCGTCGGCCCGAAGAGGGCGCCGGCCCTGGGTGGCTGGTGCCCTTTTCGTGTATCTGCGGTAGGATGTATCCACGATGACCTACACCATTCACAACACCACACGCTCTCCTCACACGCGGGCTACACGGTCCGCCAAAGCCGGCCCCATGAACAGCACAAAGAATCTGTTCATCGGAGGCTCCATCCGCGTCGTACGGGGGCAGCCCGTCGAAGTCAGCGAGAACTTCTTGCGGCGCAACTACGCGCAGCTGCTGGACCTGGAGTCCAAGGGGCTGGTGGAGATCACGAACAACAGCCGTCGGCGCGTGCTCATGAGCGACTTCGCCCCCGCGGTGGTTGCGGCTGCTCCGCCCGCAGCTCCTTCAGTTGCCCCCACGGGGACAACGGCTGCAGCGGGAGGTGGAGAACCAGAGAAGAAGGAAGAGGAGAAGAAGGAAGAGCCGCCAGCTCCACCTGAGCCGACGGTCGAGGAGCCAGTGGTGGAACCCGCGGCAGAGCCGGCTCCGGAGGCAGTGCCCGAACCGGAGCTACCGCCTGTGGAAGAGACGGTCGACTCCCCGATGCTGATCGAGGAGAACCCGTTCTTGGACGAGTTGGTTCCCGCGGAAGCGCCGGCTGACACCAAGGATGACCGCCCGTCGTTTCAGCGGTCGCACTCCAAGCACCGTAGGCACTGATGGCCGTTCTAGAAGGCGTTCAGGGGCTGAGCCCCGCGATGCAGGCGTTCGTTCAGACGGTACGCTTGTACACGCGTGACTTCGCGCAGCTCAACCGGCTCATAGCTGGTGAGGAGTCCAACGATCGCATCATTGCCTGGGCGGTGATGGATGCGATGGCGGACTTCAACGGGACGCCTCCATGGATTGGCAACTGGGACATCAGTACGTTTCTTGGGAAGAGCCAGCAAGCTCTTCTTCTTCGCATGACGGTCATTACGCTGCTCGAGTCGGTGGGTCTACTTCAGACGAGGAACCACATCAACTACTCGAACGGCGGCATCAACGTGGGTGTCAATGACAAGACCCCGTTGATCATGAACTGGCTGCAGTACTTCAAGAGCAGCACCGACCAGATGAAGCAAAAGGTCAAGGTGGCCGCGAACATCGAGGGTATCCTCGGCCCCGGAAATGTTGGGGTGCACTCGGAACTCTTTGCCGTGAACGCGTCCTATCTCAGCTACTAGGGGCCAAAAGATGTTGAAGATTCTACGGTTTGGCGACACGGACGCTGCAGAGCACACCCTCAACGGTGGCATCGTCAGCGGCAAGCAGATGAGCGGGAAGCTGCTGGGGCTGCATGGTCTCACGCTCATCTTCGGCACGCCTGCTGGGACAGTGACGTTCAACGACCCAACGGGGGAGGGGTTGTCCGTCGGGGACATCAAAGATCAGATCGTGGCTGTGCACGCGACGCTCACGGTGCAGTTCTACGAAGGGTCCTTGCGCATCCGGGACACGGACGTTTCGTCTGCGGTGGTGTTGGACAAGGATGGCACGGCCAACGCGTACTTTGGGTTCAGCAAGGCCAAGGACATCTCGGGGACCGTATACAACCCACCGGATGGGGCTGCCCCGCGCCTGATTGACTTCAGTAGCAGCCCACGTATGGACGGCTTCGTTGCTGTGGTGGAGGTGACATGAACTCACTAGAGAAGTTGCTGCTCGAGGCTCGTGCCATCCCGCTGTCGGAAGCGAGTGAGTACTTCCTCGAGCTTCGCGAGTTCCCGAAGACGGCCGCGAAGGAGACGCCCACGGACGACGAGCTCAAGGAGACTGGTCGTCAGCGGGGGGTTACCTCCACGGCGGCTGAGCATGAGCGGGACAAGTCTCGCCGTGGTGAGCGCACGGGTAAGGCCATTGGGGCAATCGGTGGGCTGGCTGCTGGTGGAGCTCTGGGGCGCAGCCTTGTCGGTGGACCAATGGGGGCGCTGGGTGGAGCTGCGCTAGGGGGGCTGGCGGGAAGAAGTCTTGGTGGGGAGCTGGGAACGGAGGTCGACATCGCACGGAGCGCCCCTGCAGCATCTCCAGTGGATGCCGTGCTGAAGACGGCGGCTGCCAGGATGGCTGCCTGGGTGAAGTCGGCTGCTGATGAACCAGCCTTGGCGCAGGGAGGTCCAGAGGCCCAGATGACGTCGCCCACGGACAAGCCAGAGCTCATGCCCGCGAACTACTTGCAGGCCGAGGCGATGGGGCAGGAGGCACAGAACTCCAATGAGGCCGACTACTTCAAGAGCAAGGCGCGGGATGCGGAGCAAGCTGTTCAGCAGGCTCAAGATCAAGCGCTTCAGATGTCGGCTGGCACGGAGCAGCTTCAAGCGGAGGCTGATAGCACTGCTCAGCGCATTCAGGCGTCCCTGCAGGAGGCGATGAAGGCTCGGGATGAAGCGCTGCAGCAGACGGAGATTGCCGCCAATCTGCGGATGGCGATGCAGAAGCAGCGGCAGATGATGATGGAGGTGGCCTCGCAGGACCCGGCGGCGGACGCCGCGGGGGCTCTG